AAAAGATAGAAGTGCCAGCAGTTAAAGCTGCTAAAAAAGAATTAACTAAAGCACAAAAGATTAACAATTGAAATAAAGAAATCTAAAACAACGACTAAGAAAAAAGGAAAATAATCATGGCCGCAAAGAAAGCAATAAAGAGACCAACAATGGAACAAGCTTACAAAGCTGCAAAGAAATCAACAGGTAAAGGCATTGTAGGCGAAGGCAAAGATGTTCTTGGTGCAATGGGCAATAGCGTTAAACAACAAGCAGAGTTTGTAGGAGCAGTAGGCAAAGGTGCTGCTAAAGGCGCTGGAGCAATTGCTAAGGGCGTAGGCAAAGTTGCAGGCAAAGTTGCTAATATAACTGTTGGCGATATTGCATCTGCTCCACTTGATATTGCAAAGAACGCCGGCAAAGTAGCTGCTAAAGTTGGAAAAGTTTTAGCAACACCAGCAGGTGGTTCAATGCTTAGAGCAGCAATGCCTAAGGGCTCTGGAGCTAAAGCTATGGGTGCAATGGTAGGCGCTAAAGCAAAAGATGCAAAAGCTAATAAGGCTCGTCAAGCAACTGATTCAAAGTATGATAAAGTTAGTGGCAAGTCAAAAGGTACACCAGTAAATACAAGACCTAAGAAACCAAAAAATAAAGTTCCTTCCGGCGGTGGAAAGCCTTCACAAAGCGGTTACTAAATGGAAAAGAAACTAAACTCTAAATCAAAGAAAGCTAAAGGTAAATAATGATTAACCCAGTAGTAACAAACGATTCACTAACCAGCGCTTCCGATTTTCTTGAAATTGATTTATCATATACGGACAACGTAGCAATTCAAGTAACTGGAACATTCACTGGTACAATTACATTCCAAGCATCTAATAACGGAACAGACTTTGTGTCAACAACTGCTAGAGCATCTACTCAAACAGCAACTGCTACTGAAGTTACAACAACAACGGGTGTTGGAGTGTTCTATTTGTCAGGTGCTCGCCCTGCAAAACTAAGAGTAACAATGACTGCATTTACTTCAGGAACTGCAGTAGTAGATGTATTTACTTCGAGCATTCAACGATAATGAAGGGTAATCCAACTTACAAAAGTATGAAATCAACAACAACTCCTGTTTGGGAAAAAGCACGTCCTAAATCTTTAGGTAAATCAAAGAAGTTATCACCAGCTAAAAAAGCAGCAGCTAAAGCTTCTGCTAAAGCAGCAGGTAGACCTTATCCTAATCTAATTGATAATATGAAAGCAGCGAGGAAAAAGAAATAATGCCTTATTCTAAATACTCACCTAAACAAAAACGTCTTGCAGCAGTAACAGAACCACGAGACAAGATAACTGGTTCCGACTTAAAAGCGCTTAATGGCAAAAAGTTTAAGGGAAAGAAGCAAAAGTAATGGGTAAATCATCAAAGCATTATCTGCCTAACGGCAAAGAGTACAAGGGTGCAACGCACAAGATGGATGGTCAAGTTCATACTGGTGCTACTCATAGTGCATCAAGTAAAGTTCTTAAGCACACCAAACCAAAGAAAAAATAATGGCTAAAACTCCAGCATATCAGCGTAAAGAAGGCAAGAATCCCAAAGGCGGCTTGAATGCTAAGGGACGTGCCTCTTATAAAGCTGAGACTGGTGGCACACTTAAACCACCTGTGTCTGCTAAGCAAGCAGCTAAGTCACCAAAGTCCGCTGCAAGACGTAAGTCATTTTGTGCTAGAATGGGTGGAGTAAAAGGGCCGATGAAAGATTCTAAGGGAAGACCAACACGTAAAGCGTTGGCACTTAAGAAATGGGATTGTTAGATGGCACGCGAATCAAATTCAAATAAACTATCAACATACAGAGGTTATATAGACTATGCCAAACGTTGGCGTACCGGAGAAAACTATGACCAGCTATGGCAAAGGTTAATTAACTTATATCGCGGTAAACAATATCGTGGTGCATCAACTGGTGACAGATTGCTTGTCAATATTTCTTTTTCTACTATTAATACTTTAGCTCCTGCTGTTTCAATTGGTCGTCCAAAGATTAACGTTAATCCTCGTAAACCAGAAGATGGTGATAAAGCAATCGTTACTGAATCAATTATTAACTATTGGTGGGGTCATTACGGATGTCAACCAGAGTTCCAAAGAGCAGTTAAAGATTATCTAATTCTTGGTCATGGTTGGGTTAAGACTGGTTATCGTTTTGTCGAAGAAGCAAAACTTGATGATATTGAATATTCAGCCGATGAAGCAGCAGGCACAGAACCAGCTGATGATGTTGAAGCTCAAACAATTATTAGAGAAGACAGACCATTCTTAGAGCGTGTTGACCCATTTGAAATGTACATTGACCCAGATGCAACATCTGTTAATGATATGCGTTGGATTGCACAACGTACTCGCCGTCCGTTAAAGGATGCAAAGATAGATAAGCGTTACGATGCCGCCGCAAGAAAAGAATTAAGTCCATCAGGATATCAAAAATATGGTAATCAAGACGTAGGTTATATGTCTGCTCAACAAGCATTTACTTCTAATCCAGATAATGCTTATTGCGATATCTATGAATATTATAATATTGATACCGGTGAGATGTGCGTGTTTTCTGATTCAGGTGGTGACAAGTTTTTAATTAAACCAATTAAGATGCCATACGAGTTTGGTCACCCTTTCTTTATGTTGCGTAACTATGAGGTTCCTGGATTCTTTTATCCAATGGGCGAACTAGAAGCAATCGAGCCATTGCAGTATGAATTAAATGAAACCCGTACGCAGATGATGTTACATAGAAAGCGTTATAGCCGTAAGTGGTTGTTCCAAGAATCAGCATTTGATGATGATGGTAGACAGGCTTTAGCATCTGATGAGGATAACGTTATCGTTCCAGTTAAATCTGGTGAGAACTTAAATAACGTTGTTGTTCCAATGCCGGCGTTAATTAACCCACCTGAATTTTATAATCAGTCTTCGTTGATTACTAACGACATTGACCGTGTATCTGGTGTGTCTGAATACCAGCGTGGTGCAATCCCAGAGACTACTCGTACCGCCCGCGAAGCATCAATTATTGCTGAAGCTGGTAATGCTAGAGTAGCTGAGAAACTTGTAGCTATTGAAAATGCTATAGCTCAATGTGCTTCTAATCTTATAATGCTAGCCCAACAGTTTATGACGGGTGAGATGACAGTAAGAATATTGGGCACAGAATCTGCACCTGTATGGCTGACATTTGATAAAGATTATATTAATGGTGAGTTTGATTATACTGTTGAGGCTGGTTCTACAGCTCCACGCAATGAAGCTTTCCGTAGAGACATGGCTTTACAGATGGTTTCGGCAATGCAACCATTTGCTCAAGCTGGTCTTGTTAACTTACCTAAATTAGCAGAATACGTACTTGGTATAGGGTTTGGTGTTAAGGACCCATCTTCTTTCTTACAAGAACCACCAGCACCTGAAGCTCCACCACAGGGTCCACCACCAGGCATGGAAGGTATGCCACCAGGTATGCCACCAGAGATGATGGAGGGTATGCCACCAGAATTGCCACCAGGTTTAATATCAGGAGGACGATTCAAGGTCCAGGCGGACAACCAGGAGAAGGCGCCCTTCCAGGCAGCATTCAAAGTCTTCCGCCAGAGATAATTCAAGCACTATTAGGTGGTCAGTAAACACCCCATGTAATACTTTTCCTTAGTAGTAGGAACATTGTATATAAATAAAAATAGGAACAACCAAAGAAGGATAGGATTCCATAATGACAGATAATAATAATATTGCTAACCCTGAAAACGTAATTGACCCCATTGCAAATGGACAAGTTGGTGAAGTGACAGAGGCCATAGCAGAAACTCCAGAACAAGAACAAGAATTATTCGACTATACAGAGATTGCTGACAAAGTCATCAAGCTCCAAGTAGATGGCGAAGACGTTGTTGTTCCCGTTAAGGAGGCTCTAGCTGGGTACCAACGTCAAGCGGATTATACCCGTAAGACCCAAGAACTCAGCGAACAAAGAAAACAAGTTCAGTATGCTAGTGCATTAGCAGAAGCTCTGCAAAATGACCCAGCTGCTACCTTGCAGTTGCTGCAACAGCAATACGGTGTAGTTACAAAACCTGAAGAGGATGAGTATCTAGACCCAGCTGAAAAGCAAATGCAACAGTTAGAGCAACGCATTGCAGCTTTCGAGCAATCTAAAGCTATAGATGAGTTAACTAGGACTATTGATTCTTTGCTAAGCAAGTACGGTGATGATTTTAACGCTGATGAAGTCGTAGCCAAAGCACTAGCGTCTGGTTCAACAGATTTGGAAGCAGTCTTTAAACAGATTACTTTTGATAAAGTTTATTCTACAGCCTCTGAGGCAAAGAAGAAACTAGTTGAAGACCAGTCTAGGGTTGAGGCCAAACGTTCAGCATCAGTGGTTTCTGGTGGCTCTGCCAACAAAAATTCAGTCGCACCCAAAGCTGCTAAACCAACGTCAGTTTTTGAGGCTTTTGAACAAGCTAAGAAGACGTTAAATTATTAACCAAACAACAACAACAAACAGGAGATATTAACATGGCCGGCAATCCCGACTTTAATTCACTGTTGTCAACTACGCTGCAGAACTATCAGCCGACGTTAGTCGACAACATTTTCAAGGACCTAGTCCTTCTTAACCACCTCAACGAGCGCGGACGTGTCCGTGTTGAAGAGGGCGGCACCCAAATCATCGAACCATTGATGTACGCTGTCAACGATACTGTTGCAACATACTCAGGGTACGATGCAATTGACCTTACTCCACAAGAGGGCATCACAGCTGCTGAGTTCGATTGGAAGCAGATGGCTGCTTCTATCGCAATTAGCGGTATCGAAGAAGCCAAGAACCGTGGCACCGAGGCAATCATCAAACTGTTGAATGCTAAAATTATGCAAGCTGAAATGTCCTTGAAGACTACGCTTAACGCGCAACTCTTCGGTACACCAGGCTCAGCACCAGCGGCTTCAGACTTTAACGGTCTTGGCAACATTATCGGAACCCAGAACAACACAGTCGGTGGCATTGATTCAACAACCAACTCGTTCTGGAATCCAACCCAGGCAACAAACATGGCTGCAACGCTTGCGCTTACAAACATGGCTGATGTCTACAACCGTGCCTCAAAGGGCTCAGATGTTCCTGACTTAATCATCACGAACACTAGCTTGTTTGAAAAGTATGAGTCACTGTTGACAAACCAAGTCCGTTATCAGGACGTTGCAAAAGCTAACTCAGGTTTCCAAAACCTGATGTTCAAGCAGACACCAATTGTGTTTGACTTGCAACTTGCAGTTGATACATCCGATGCGCCAATGTACTTCCTTAACAGCAAGTACCTCAAGCTCACCGGCTTGAATGGCTATTGGTTCAAGACCACAGACTTCATGAACGGCACTGTAGCTGGCGTAGACGCCCGTTACGCCCTCGTGTTGGCCTACGGTCAGTTAACCTGCAGCAACCGTAACCGTCAAGGTTTCATGACTGCTGACGCATAAATAAAGCAAAAGATGTAGTTGGTGCTGGGAGTTTAAAGGCTGTTTCCTTCGGCAGCTCTCCCAGTGCCGGCTATTAATAATAAATAAACAAACAAATTCTAATTAATAAAAACATTAGTTAGGTATCTGCCGAAAGGCAAGGAGACATACAACTATGGCAACAAATAATAAATTCATTGTGGAGCG